TTTCGCCTTTCCAGCGGGTTCACAAGAGCCTGAACTCCATGGCTAGTCTAGTGTCATTCGAGTCCACACCAGTGCAGGCCCAACGCGTAGAGTTGCTCTAGGTTGCGGTTAGGAGCCGCCGTGTATACTCTACGGGGGTTCGAGGGCTGCGTGTGCAGTAGTGGTACATCGAAGCTAGGGTCGGGGAAACACACATGAGTTGGGTCGACTCCGATCGTCATCAAGTACTTGTAACGGTACGGATGCTCATGGATGTATTGTTCAAGTTCCTCCGGTGAGATCTTCTCTTCATCAGCTAGCATCTTTGCACATCTAAAGAACAAAGTTGCGTGGTGGGCGTCAAACACGGAAAAGGCCTGGCCAATAAGTCTGGTAATGGTTTCAACTTTATTGCGGCACGTTCTCTCCGGGTATATGGTCGAAGCCACGATCGTATCAAGCGGCTTGTACGGGTGTCCGCCTTGATTGTAGTAGCCGAGAAAGTGTATGTTAGAAGGTCTATATGTGATGGTGCTCTTCTTTGTGTTAAGCACCATACCAAAATGGCTGAGGGCTAGTTCAGCGAGTTGGTCAAGGTCAATGAGTCTTGGTAACACGATTGTTGAATCATCCCCTAGGTAAATGTCGTCCACGGGGAGATCGCCGGTCAATTCATAGACCAGGTAGCGCATAATGATCATGTTGACCACTGAGTCAATGACGTTTGTGAAGCAGGCGCCTGAGGGTACTCCAGAGTGCTTCATGTAGCGGGTGCCGTCACTAAGACGGATTGGAGTGTCAATAAAGTACTGGACTAGTTTGCGCCATCTACGTTTCGAGCGGTGCTCACGGACTTTCCAAATCTTGCCTTCGGAGTCCTGAACATGCTCCCAGTCAATGGCTTCAGCCACGATTTTGAAAGCGTCGCGAATAAGCCAGGCTGGTATTGTTTTGTCAAATCTCTTCCAATCTCCTAGGAGAATGGGCCTAGGTCCGCAGACTTCGGCCATTCTGTGGAGGTATTGCATGCCTCCATTAGCCATCTCAACACCATATGCGATGTGAGGTTTTGATTTGTCTTTAAGAACGTCTAGGATTGGATAGAAATAAGCAGCCTCTGCCATATATACGGCGAGAGGGTAGCCCCATGTAGCTCGGACTTTGTTCGTGTCTCGAGTACATATTTGGGCTCGTGCATAGCAGGCTACGTCTGGCAGCTCTACTTGCTGGTTGGCTTCAACGGCGTACCATATCTTCCTGATCTCGTCCATGACGGCAGGATCCGATACGGCATCACGCTTGGTTGAGTAGCCAAGTGTCTTATAAGGTAAGCCGGGCGACTTAGCCCCTGGAAAGTCAGGGTGGTTCGCTACAGCGCCGGTCGTTAGCGGCACAACTTTAGCGTTGTACAGCTGGAGATCTTCTCGCACGGAGGCGATGGCCGCATAATAGCTGGGTTCGACGCCACGCGGTGGCTTCGGGCAGTCGTACTCTAGCAGATCGGCTTTAAGATCGTCAAAATTTAAGTGCGCCCTGTGATATTTCGATCTTACTGCTGATATAGCTGCAGGACTGAAATGGGCGTTTAGAGCAAAGAGAGCGTTTCTGTCAATTCTCGCTGGTTGGTAGTTGAGAGAAAAGGGCTCTCCTGCTGGAAGTGGCTCTAGCATGGAAGAAAATAATCTATGCTTTGGGTCAGTAGCCATCTTGAGGGTGGGTTGTCGGGTACGAACCTCGCACCTCAGAAAT